TTCCCGCTGGCATCTATCCTATTTGACAGGTCGTTGAACGTTGGTTGCGCCCAGCCGCTTATAGCGTTACCACTGGCGTCAATTAAACCATGAAGGATGCCGCTAAGTCCATCTGCGGTTACAACAAAATTGTTACTATTACGATTAACTTCAACGCCTTTATCACCACTAACAAAAATCGAATCGCCGTTATTTATTGTTAATGCTGTCGATAAACCATCAGAAATATCAAAAGAAAGCGTACTAGAAGAGAGTCCGTTTATAGTTTCTGCAAGGGTGTTGATACCACTAAGAATACCACTGCCCGATCTAAGGTGCCATAAATCTCCATCTCCACTGCAACTTATGCCCCAGAAAACATCGTCATTGCAGACCCAAGTCTGTATGAATCCAGACGGTGTTTCTTCATGAGCTTGAATATTACTATCTTTTCTAACAGACAGAGGCGCCTCTGGAGAAAGTACTGCGTCTCCAATGGATATTTTTTGATCACTAGTGTCGCCAGCTATAACGTTCTGTATATTTAATTTATTACTTACATCTCTACCGTAAAGTTTACTTTCCCAGTAGTCAAGACCTGTAATGATTTCAATATTATTTTCACCAAACTCTTCTTGGTTATCTTGTTTACCGCGTAGCGCGTTGTTGCCAAGACCAAGAGAATTTGAATAACTGTTAAATGCTCCGGCATTTTGCCCAATAAATACAGAGTCAGACGCACCACTTGACCAGTAACCGGCGTTGTTACCTATAAACAATCCGTTTTCTAGGTTGTCAGCATTATAGCCCGCTCTGTAGCCTAAAAATATAGATGCCGTATCAACTGAGAGATTTGGATTTGGCGTTCTAGCGTAAGCCCCTGCCTGAGTACCAATCATCACTGTGTTTAGCCAACCGGTAGCATATAAACCAACATCGCAGCCAATAAAAACACTTCCTGAGTTTAATTGCTCTTGAATCAATGGTGTATTATTTGCAATCATAATATTGCAATTTTCTACAACCATAGACGGCGTAGGAATACCTGAAGATATGTAATCACCCAGTGTATCTATAGATATTTTGGATACGATGTTTTCAACACCACTCTCTATTTCTATTGGTAAATATGAGTTATGCCTATCAAGCAGTCCCGTTTCAATAACATCAAATAAATCTGTAAAATCTAAATGAAGGCTACCAGAACCCTGACTTTCATTGTATTCATATCTAATGCCAGTACCGCCTTCGCTGACTATACCACTAGAAGATTCTAGAGAATAACCGTCAGCAAATCTGATAGCACCTCTTAGTAGTAAATCTCCGTCCAACTTAGCGTAAGGACGAGCTGTCGCGGGGAGATCATAATCTGGAGAATTAGTCATGGGGTCAGCTTGATGATCTAAATGTAATAGCAATCTAGAATCACCATCGCCGTCTATGAAATTAAACGCTATAAAGCTATCAACTCTATCATTATTTGAATTATCAATTAAATTGATATCAGCTATTGATCTACCGCCGCTAGTACTATGGTTAATTTCTAATACATCATTGTCAAAATCATCATGAGATATTTTTAAATAGCTATCTTTAATGTAAACAAAACCGTTGTCAACTTGGAATTCATTAGCATTGATATAAACCCGTTTGTCACTCCCAATTAAACCAGATATTGTTGGTGTTCCAACACCAACCTGTAGTAGATAATCTCCGGTCTGAGTTACAAGACTTGTCCCTATGGATATATTGTGATTGAAATTACCGGATACATTATTATTATATCCTATAATAGTATTGTAACTACCCTCTACGTTTCTAAATGTACCATAGCCTAAATATGTATTTCTACTACCGTATCTGTTTTCATTACCGGCGTAATAGCCAAGAGTTGTATTGTAGTCACCGGTCTCTATGTCATTCAATGACTCATAACCAAATGCAGTGTTGTAGTAGGCGGTTTGGGTTATTGGTCTTGCATTAGGTGTAATTCCACCAAACGTATTCCCCTTCTCGTCTGAGTAAATAAGACCGTCTTGAGGATCATCTTGACTCAGGAACATATTATGAACATTACCGCCATCGTCCATAAAGTAAAGGCTTTGCGTCTGACCGCCGAGAACATTCTCTTTTACATATATCTTACCGAAATTTGAAGATACCGATGGGTCTGAGGGCTGCTGCTTTAATGCTATTGTTCCACTGTTAATATTAGTGCTGGCAATAACTAATGGGTCGTGAATAGAGTGAGCCTCCACTCCAACAGAAATATTGTCTCTTACTTCTAAGTCGCCAGCAAGAATTTCCAAGTCACCATTAACAATTTCAACACTATTGTTAGAGTGGTGTATTTTAATAGTCTCTGTGTATTGATCTAAAGTATTATAAGTTCTAAAATATGAGCTATTGTCTGAAGGGTTGAAGGCTATCTCTAGACCAGAAGCAGGAGAATTACCATTAGATAGGATTTGTATGGTAGATTCATTTTCGCCAACCGAAGAGATTCTTAGATCAGCACCGCTCTGAGCGTGAATGTTCAAGATAGTTTCTGGCAAGAATCCATCTGAACCATCTGCGTAGCTTACGTTTGTGATACCTACTACGCCGCTACCCCGTTCTCCACTAGCCCTCATTACAACCAGAGATTCTAGATTTGGATTTATATTTCCAGAATCATAAACATGTAAAGAAAATCTATCTTTAGATTGATTGGTATAACCTAGTTCGTCTTTATGGTCATGGTATATAAGTCCAAATCCATGAGGTTCTTCCGAAACTCTAGAGCTATATTTTGTACCTACATCTATTCCAGACTGATTAGAGGCAAATGATACAATGTAATTGTCGTTAACTCCAGAGTCTCCAAGAAAACTTACGTCAACACCCGATAAATAAGCCAAATTAGCATCTAAATCTCTCTCGTAGCCGACATGAACCTTATCTGGAGAGTTTGTCGTAAGAAATATACCATGACAGCCACTCTGTTTTACTAGAGATAGTTTACCATCTCCAAGTATTCTATCTGTAGCAACATGTCTACCCGGAAGGGTTCTTATGCTTACATTCGACTCCCAGTGAGACCTAGAGTAGACAGAATCTTCCTCTAAGCAGTCTATATCAATTTCTGCGGATCTAAATATCCAACTATAATCTCTAATGTAGCTAGCGCCACTTGAATGAGCTATAAAGCCAGCTCCGTCAATACCGGCGTCATTTAAATAGCCGCAAACCTTACTTGCTTGCGACCAGTCGCCATCTGAACATAAGCCGCTTGAGCCAAGGTGTAGTGTTGTACATTCATATATACATTCTGTTAATGTATTATATTCTATATCATTTATAACAGCTCTACCACTAACCAGAATGTCATTGAAATACCCGTCCCATAGAAGATCTGTAGCCCCTAGACTGTATATGTTGTTGTTTTTTGGTACGATATTTCCATCTACAGTCATAAGTCCGCTATCGCCAGACGGACTATTTGTTCCTATTCCAATCTTCCCACCAGAAAAGTAAACTGTTTCATTTATAGAATTCCAATTTCTATTTGAATTACCTATATTAAATTGATAGTCAACAGATGGTGTTATGTCTCCAGATGTTTGCAAAACACCGTAAGAATCTAGATGTTTAACACCAATGCCAACCCTCAAGTTGTCCATCTCTCCGTAGATAAGTGGATTGGGACCATCGTCGTATTGCGTTTGACAACCAGAAGTCGCGTTGGGGTGAGCGCCTATGAATAGCTTATAATCATCATTTTCAGCAATGTAAAACCCAGCCCCGTAACCAAGAGCTACGTTAAAGTTTCCGTGTTTATTATCAGAAAGCGCATATGAGCCAATTGCAACATTGCTCTCACCTTGTATATTTGAAGAGAGTGTGGCTGTGCCGATTCCAATATTCCAGTTTCCATAAAGATTACATTCTAATGTATTGAAACCGATAGCAATATTATTTCCACCGTCATAGTTCTCTTTTAAGAGATCGTAGCCTATGGCGATATTATTAACGGAATTCCTGCCAGTGAAAAATAGCTTGTCAAAATTATCCTGACCTATAACAATAGTTCTGGAGTTTTCTGGATTAAGACCGGGATTTTCTTCTCTAAAGTTATTAGAGTATAGGTTTACTCCAGATAGTAAAGAGTTAACAGAATCTCCTAGATCTATGAACATAGTTCTTAGATCGGACGGAGAGATAGCCTGAGTATTCTGATCTGGAAATAAAGAATTAACCTGATCTAAATACTCTGTTTTAGATAAAATTGACATTTAACTACCTATTTAAAACTTATTTGTAGTGCTTCTGGATCAAACTTTAAATTATCCCCCATGTATACTATCCTTGGGTTGTTAAGAGCTGCTACCATTAGTAAATTTCCAGATCCGTAGTCGGGATGATCAGTTATGGCTATACCAGAAACCCACCCCCAGTCTTGAAGAGCTGTATCAAATGTTAAAGATCCAGAATTCCATATAACGCTGTTAACGCCACTTTCTCCAGCGTCCAGTGTCGAGACGTTAAAATTCCAAGAACTGTCTCCGAACGAGCTGGGATCACCGATATTGATTCTTCTGTAGCCAGTATCGACACCATTTACGCCGCTTGGTAGCTCTTGAAGCCATCCTCCGGTCTCGAAGTTTTTTGCATTTCCAGATTCTACCGGAACGCCACTACACAAGGCAATAGATAGGCCCGTGGGTTTTGGGAATGAACTGCCCCTAAATACGTGGTGCAGTAATCCAGATTCTAAATAATCAGACAAGGCTGCCATTTTAAACTCCTAAAAAAATAATCCTATAGATATCTACAGAGTATTATACACATTTCTAAAGCATATATAAAAAAAGGAAAGGCAACCAAAAGATTGCCTTCCCTATGTATTTATCTATTTAGTATAATTACTAGAACGAGCCTAAGATAACTCTACGGTTATCTAGAACGCCGAATCCTAGCTCGGCCCAACCGTACCAGCCAACTCTTTGTTGACGGTGTAGGGTAGGATCTTCGTGGATACTTACGGCTTGTTTCATTGGCATAACGAAGCTGTCGTTAGCACCCTGATCAAGACCAACTACCAACTCAAGGTCACTACCTTGAACTGCACCACCAAGACCGCTACTGAAGAATTCTTGGTACTCTTGACCTTCTCCGAGTTCATCTAGATCGTGAAGGCTTACACCAAAGATATTGGTGATAGGAGCGCCATCTCCACCTGCGTTGTAAATTTGGGTTCTGACGGCATCAGACACCTGATCAAATCCCCAGTTACGAACATCTTCGAGAGCTTCTGGAGAAACGTAAAGGTCGGTCAAACGGCCACGATCACCACTTCCGGTGTTACCACCAGCATTACGGCGCATAACAGTCTGCATCAAGCTAACAAGTCTCTTCGAGAACATACCAGCAGTTGCATCACCGTCATAAACCAAGATGTTACGATCAACACCAGCTGCGAGAAGGGTGTGCCATCCGTCGTCATTCATTTTCTTGACGAAGCCAGCTTCCAAAACTTGCATAGCGCGAGCGGTAATGTCCCAACGAGCTTCGCGAGCATAGCGAAGCAAGAAATCAATCGAGCTAGCGATTGAGTAGGTTGGAATCATGACGTAATCGCTCTCGACCGCACGCTCAGGAATACGTCCGTGTCCCGGATTGGTGTAAGCAACATGCTCACCCTCAAGTCCCGGAGCTAGAAGATCCAGTGGGTACTCGGTGCTTCCACCGGGTTCTACGTTGATTGTCTCAAAAATATTACCGAGAATATTTCCAAGAAGAACGCCTTTACGGAGAGGTAGTTCAAGAGCTTGAGCAAATTCTCTCTGAGCTGCAAGAGCAACGTCCATATTAGCATCGCCACATTTGCGAAGCATTGAAATAAATTCTTCGCTAGGTCTTTCTGTATATGACATTATATTTATCTCCTATTTATTTATTTAGGCAAGTGGAAGGTTAACGTAGACTTTGGCGTAGCCATCTGAGTCTTGCTGACTCATGAAACGACCGACCGCCTGTCCAGCTGTCGAAACATTGGTAAGATTACCAGCATTAGAAGCTGATGCGTAAGCGACTTCGCCGGGTACGATGGTAACAGCGTCAATGCTATTAGTAACAATCCAACCACGGGTCATGACAGTTACCTTGCCACCTTGCTGAATTTCATCTTTGTATTGGTTAAGATGAGTTCTAGTTAGGTCTTTGTTTACAACGTCATTTAGCAAAATACCAACTGGTACAGTGCCTGTCGTCGCAGCTGCATATTGAACAAGATTAGCACCCTGATCCATAGCTGCACCTGAAGCGTTAGCTGCGTCGATCAGAACAACGCCACCACGGGTTGCGGTACCAGCATTATAAAAAAAGCTGATATCTGTTGATTCTTCATATCTATCTGCTTTAAGAGCCATAGTTTTATTCTCCTATTAAAATTACTTAGTTGAAAGTACGTTCTTAGAAAGCCAGTCAGAAATACTAGCTCTAGTGGATTCTATCTCATCTTCTCCGGGAACAGTTTCAATAAGAGTTGCCTCGGAAGTTTCTAGGTCTTCAAGAAGTTCTGGGGTAGCTTCAGCTTCAGCTTGCTCGTCGTCAGCTTTAGCTTCCTTTTCCTTCTTCTTTTTTTCGATTGCTTCCTTCATTTCAGGAGGCATACCAGCTTCTGCTTCTTTGTCTTTTTTGACTTTCTCTTTCTTGCCATACATAGCGACAACAGAATCAAACGCTTCGTCAGCAAGCCCGTCAAATGCAGCTAGTGCATCTTCTACGTCTTCTGCTTCAAATCCAGCTTCTACAAGAGCAGCTTTACGCTTCTCCATCTTTTCTTTCTTCTTCATCTCTTCTACATGCTCCTTAGCAGATGCCAAGTCTTGTTGAGATTTAGCAAGAGCATCTTCCAATTCTGCAACACGAGCTTGAGTACTCTTGATGCTTTCTTCTAGTTCAGCAATGCTGCTATCTTTAGCTTCAATGTCAGCTTCAAAAGCCTCGACTTTGGAAGCAAACTCTTTATCTTTTGCTTCTTCAATTTTAGCTTTAATCGCATCGTTTTCCGCTTTAGCAGTAACAAGTTCAGCGCGAACTTCTTCTAGCTGCTTTTCTAGCAAGTTATCAGACATATTAAATTCTCCTATGTCGAAGTTAGAGTTATCATCTAAATTAAATGCTACACTGTTTAAAATTACACTTCTTGGGTTGGCGGGCTTAGAGACCAAGCCTTTACCAGAGAAAGAGATATTTTTCAGCGCTCTGCCTATCTTATATCCTTCGTACTCTCCATTCCCACCGTATGATCTAAGGTGTTTCGTAAGGAAGGCGGACTCTTCGTCTCTTGCTAAGATTTTTTTAACACCGTCTTCATTCGACAATGCATAATCAAATCCAGCAAATAAACATTCCATTGAAACATACCACTTTCCCTCTTCTATCTCGGAGATTATTTTCTCCATTCTTTCTCTATTTTCTTCACCAGTCCAACTATTGTAAAGAACAGCTTGAGTAATGATGTCAAAATCTTCAGGCATTTCAGAATCATCTGCAACGGCCTTTCCGTCTTTAGTTAAAACATAACTACCAGTAATATGTCCGATGATATCGTTTTCATCGTGCATAAAATTAAACTGTTTATCTTCTGGTGTATTTCTTGCTGCCCAAGTTGCCTCTGGCATGAACACGTCATCATTCTTATTCCAACCACAAGAAACCAGTACAGATTCTAAATAATATAGATCTATTTGATCTTTGTTTTCTGCAACAATTTTCTGAGCGGCGTGTACAACATCAGCTTCAGTTACATTTGTTTTTACTGATGCCTCAGAGCAATATGCAACACTGGCGGTACTCTTAACGAGTTCGCCAATACCATCGTTTATTTCATGTTGATATATTTTTATTGTCATAGTTCACCTCTAAAGATAATATACACAAAAAAATAATTTTTTTTATAAAAGCACCGATTAACTACCCAGAGAGTACTCTATAAATGCGGAAATTGCACGTCTTTTGTAATCTTCTAAGTTCATCTTTTCTGGGTTAATATTTTGAGATTTTAAAGAATTCCTCAAAGAATTTGGGGTGGCAACTTTACGATTTATACAATTTACTATTTCTTCTTCGCTACATTCACCTAAGAGTTTTATGTTAGATAGAATGTCTAGTTTTAGTTGTTCAATATCTTTCACTTCAGCTCTCGTTAACTGTCTCATGTTCTTTTTTCCCTGAGAAGATAAGTAAGCATTATTTATTAGCGCTGATATTGTTTCATATTTTTCGTTAGCCCAAACAATTAATTCTGCAACACCCGGTTTTGATTTAGGGGTTTCAGTTCTTTTTTTTCTTGGGCCTTCGTCTATCTTGTTTTGCGGCCTTCCATTCGGATTTACTGGTTTTTGTGACTCTTTCTTGACTTGTATCTTTTCATTTATTTCGCCTTGTTTTTCAATTTTTTCCATATCTTTTTGGTGATTTGGATTATGAAACGGGCTAGCTTTTTCTGGAAGATTTTCTTTATTTCTATCCTTATCTTCTCTTTTTAGCCTCATTTTTTCAACCTGTGGAATTTCTTTAAATCTTTCTAGGATTGTCTCATGGGATATGATGTCCCTGTCTGCAAGTTGTATTAGTAAATTTTTCTCAGATGATTCATCAGAAAGGCTCATTTGATCATAAACAATGTATGGAGATTTCCTAAAGCCCATAGCTTTTCTGACAATCTCACATTCTTTTTCCCAGAAGGCTGTTAATTGATCTCTTCCGTACTGAAGTCTCTCCACTAACGTTTTAAGGGATATGAAGTTATTGGTGAATCCACCGCTTTGACCGGCAATCCCAGTTAGTGTTGGAGGAACACCGAGGCCAGCATATATACTATTAAGAACTGACTGGTATTTTTCAGAGCCTAAGAACTTATAAACTTGCGACTGACTTTCTGTGAATTTTAGCTCTGGACCCCAAACCAAGTCCATAGTACCGCCCCCGACGTTACTCGCTAGAATGTCTCTTAATTTATTGATTGCAGATTTGTTTGGTAGTATTTTATAATCTAAATCACCCAAGGTCCATAGTCTTATATTAGAAATAGCACCATCTAATGCAGACATATCAGCGAGTCTCATCTTTTCTAGCATGATTATATCATCTAGAATCGCATAGATTAGAGGATTGGACCAGTTGTTCCAGTCGTCTTTTTTGTAAAACGAGACTGATAGCCTTTCTTTATCTAGGCTGATTTTTCTTTCGCCTTTTCTTATTTTTGACTGAATATCTGGAGGTAGTGAGTTTAGAATCTTCTCCGATACATTTCCATCTTTAAAGTTGTCAAGAAAAGTATTTACTGAAACTTCTAGGTCTCTCTTGCCCAAGAAAAGATTAATGTTTCCATCTTTCGCTTCTATAGTTAAGGGATTAAAAAAAGTATACCTCCAAGGTATAACATTCTTTTCAAAGTTAGGCACCTCCACGGTAATCTCAGAACCCATAGACTTTATATACTTTGCTATATCTGGAGTAATATTAGCAAAACTTCTATATGCAATTACTTGGCCTGTTCTGTATAGTGTATTTAGAAATCTTTCTGACCTCTCTTTACCGTTAACTTTTTTAAACCATTGTTGGTAGAATTTTTCTACACTTTTGTTTTCATGTACTATACTTACACCCTGACATCCAAAATCACCCATTAGATCAATGACATTGCGAACGATACCAACTTTATCGTAGGCATCCATGCACATTTTAATTATTCTCTTTTGTTTAGATGGCGGTCGCTCTTCCGGTCTAAATGCATAGTAATCTCTAAAGCTATGTCCCGGACGGACGCTTCTACTGCTTTCTATGTCTTTGAATTCTCTGTAGTGATTAGCTCTAGATACACCTGTGTAGTTTTCGCCAGCTTCAGCAAATTGAGCAAAAGCTTTTTCTTTACTAGAAGAGTCAGAGTCGCTCCAAGTTATAATAGATTTATCGTCTTTCATGAAATCTCCAAGATAATAGTGATTACTATTGGTATATAATACAATTACAATTGCATTACTATATTATACACAAATTAGTAGATATCTTTCATATTATCTGAAAACCATGCGGGACCATTGTATAATTTACTTGAGGGGTCTTTTTTCTTAGACTTTTCTGACATCGCAGCAAAGCCGCCGTAAAAAGTGTAGTCTTCTTTGTCGGGAGTTCTGGCGATTATTCTGGCTGCCATATTAGCCATAATTAACGCAGAGTAACGGTCTTTTCTCATCTTAGATTTCTTACCAGCTGCAACTATAACTTCTGGGGTATCCCACCTGTCTCTACCACTAGCAGTCTGAGTCATCTGTATCATAGATAATTCATCTTTTAATTCTTCAATGTCTAGAACGCAGTCTTCAAGGGTGTCAAACATTCTGCCTTTCATTTCGTCTTGTATGCTAGACATACTTACAGATATAGAATCGAACATCGGAAATAGAATTACTTTGTCTTCAAAGTCTTTTCTTAGCCCGTGATTTGCTTCTGCTAACCAATCGTATTTAGCAAATTGGCACATTTCTAGTATGTGTAAACCTCTTTGATCATCTGTGTCTTGGGGTTTATCTTCATCTATAACAGGCCATATAGCTATTTCGTCTTCTTTTATTTTGTCTTTGTCGTGCAATGACTCCATAACTGCTATACCTCCACCCTGAGCATCCATAGCAATATGTACACAAGGAAAGAGTTTCATTAAGTCTCTAATCTTTCTAGCGCAATATGCATAAAAATCAGTCTCTGTTGAATATCCTCTTTTTACTTTTTCTTTATGTTCAGATCTATTGGTAGTCCAACAGTATACAATTTTTCTATGATCGTCATTTAATTCTAAGACAATAATACTAAAGTTGTCAACCTCCGATGCGGGGTCAACACCAAATACGTATCTCTTATTTTTATCACCAATTAATTTTGCTTCAAAAATAATATCATTACCTTTAGAGTCTTTTATAGTTTCTTTATCGTCTACTACACATGACTCTATTAATGACCTCTTAAAGAAGCCCTCTGAGTCGCGTGTAAACACGGCACCGAACTCCATTTGGTAAATACCGGCGTGAACAGTCGCCTTCGATCTAGCGACCTGTGCGGAGTCCATAAAGCCATCTGGTAATAATTCATAGGGTATTCTCATTATAGAGTACTCAGTCCAGTCAAAATTTTCTGGAACGTCATCTCCACCGAAGACTTCTCTAAGCTTATTGTGATCTCCGCCACTTTTTATAATAGATTTCCACCTTTTCCAGTATGCTGCAAAGTGATTAAAGTCGTAGTATGCAGTTCCACTGAGGATAATTTGGTTGTCTTTATCTTCTACCTTATTTTCATCCTTGTCTTCTAGTTCTATTCCAAGCTCTCTCGCCTTCTTCTCTCTAGCAAGTCGTTTTACATTCTCGATGGGGTCTGAACTAACAGCGGCAAAACCAGCGACAACGGTCTCGAATATGTCTCGCGGAATAGATGCAAATTCGTCAGATATAATATCGTTGGCTCGTTGACCTCTAATCTTCTGGCCGTCACCAAGTGGTAGACAAGTAACCCTACTATCATTAATCCGCATGACACAACGATCCACGTCTCGTCTAGGGCCAGAATTACCATCGCACAAATCTCTTAAAATTGGAGAATTGTTCCATATAGTTTCCATGTATTCAAACAGAACCTTGGATTGTCTAAATGCAGCGCCGACGACAACCACTTTTCGTTTAGGTAGAAGTAATGCCCGTAGCATTGAATATAAAGAAAGCATGAATGACTTACCAAATCCACGACTCGCTATAAGCATTGGAAACTTTCTATTCCATAGCTCATGTAGTATAAGAGCTTGGGATGGTAATAATTGTATATTGAATATATGCTTGACAAGAAAAGAGAAATATTCTGGACGTGTCATTAGCCACGTTAACTTTAAGTGGTAGTCATCTTCTGATGAGTTTAGTATATCCATAGGGTTAATAATAGTCTTTTCATCAACATCTATTTTTAACCAAGCTTCATCTATTTGTTTTAGTTTTTTAGTCATTTATACAATCCGTCCACAAACCCATAATATACTGCTTCTTCAGCACTCATATACCAGTCTCCGTCTTTCATTTTTCTTTTTATAAAGGATTTTGTCTTAGATAAGTTATATTCTCTTTCTTTAAAATAATCTCCGTATTTATGGCATTTCTCCGCGTATATAGAAACCATAGTTTCTGCATTTTTCTTATCTACTACTGAATAGTTCTGTGCGCTAAGATAGTCTCCGGTCAAGTCGCTAGACC